GCTTTACGAGCAGACCATTCACCAGGGTCCCCACCCTTTGAGCCTGCTTTAATCTTCTTGAATAAAGCAGCACGCATTGCTGGCTTGGTGTAGTTACCAGCCGCATTGACTTTTGACTTAGCCTTCTTCTTTACCATTTGACTTTATCCGCCCAATATGCAGCAGACATCTTGCCCTTGGCAATGTTCTTAGCATGACGTGCTTTGAAAGACTTCTGGCGGGCAGTAGGCTGCCTGTCACCAGTAACGCCCTGTTGACCAAAGCGAATAGTCTTGACCTTGTCTCCTTCTTTAGCCACAACAACGTGTGACTTCTTTGGGTGATTTGGTGTACGCTTAGGCTTGTTAAAGCCTGATACTCCTGCTCGCTTTAGTCTTGGGTCCATTATTTTTTCTTCGCCTTCTTAACAGTCTTCTTTGGTTTTGACTTGCCTGCCTCAGAGAGAGCAATAGCAACAGCTTGCTTGCGGTTCTTAACAACCTTACCACCCTTACCAGAGTGTAGTGTTCCCCGCTTAAACTCTCCCATTACTTTTTCAACTTTGTTCTTCATCGGTTTTTATTGTCTGCAATAACTTTGCGGAGCAATGCTTCGTACTCAGCAGTTGTGTATTCTCTGATTGTTCCAACTCGAGTCTTTGGTGGATTAGGTGTAGGAGCTTTTCTTCCTAAGTCACCCATCTTGATTGTAGAACCTTGACCAGTTGTAACAACAACTTGAGACTTCTTGGTAGCCTGTGGACTAGGAGAAGCCTTTGGCTTTGGAGAGGCCATCTACTTCTTCTTGCCCATCTTCTTCATAGCCTTCTTTACTGGCTTGCCAGTCTTCTTAGCCTCAGCCTTAGCCATTGCTTTGCCTTTTGCTGTGTATGGGAATTCTTTATTTCCTACCTTTGGCATTACTTCTTCTTCGCAATCTTCTTAGCAACCTTCTTGGCTGTCTTCTTCATGGCCTTCTTGCCCATCTTCATTTCCATCATTTTTTCTTTCTTAGATTCCATCTTTTCAGCCATCTTGTATGCCTTGTTCTTCATCATTATACTTGCCCTATCTCTTTCATTACCGCTGCGGTTGATTGGTTTATATTCTTTGCATCTGGCATTGAATTAGCATTGTATGGCTTATTCAATACTTCGGAGGCTGCTTCTGCCTCACGAATCTTCTCCATCGAAGTTCCACCAGGCTGAATGCCTTGTGCCTTCGCATTAGCATATGCAGATAGTTCATTTTCAAAACGCTTTCGCGGAGCATTTCGCTGACTGTTAGCATCGCCAGTATTCATCTGAAGTCCTCTGGCTTTGCAGCCAAAGCAATCAGGCCCACACTTGGTGTGGTCTATAAAAATATTGTTCTCATCAGGGAAAGGCTCAGTTGATGTAGCGTCACAATACACACACCCATATAATGCTGAGTATGGAATCATGTCTCCATCGACTAGCTTGTATGCCCATTCAAGAACTTTGCTTGCATGTTCGTGTCCCATATGTCCCCTATATTGCTGTGAAGTTTGCTGTGGTTACTCCAACGTTTCCGTTGATTAGTGCCTCACGAGTTGCCTCATCTACAGTATACTTGCTACCACCAAGATATACTTCTTGGTATGTGTCTAAGTCACCATCGTATGGATAGCGAACCTGACGGTAAGTTCCATTAACTTTGATGATACTGATGCCACGTGTTAACTTGTAGAATGTAAAGAGTCGTTGAACTCCTTCAAATCCTTCGTCGACAGTTGGTGTCTCGAAGATGTAATCTGTCATGACTCCTCCTTTAGTGGACTCACCATGAGGCTAGGTTGCCCTAGCCCCACAGTCAATTAACTACTAGAGAGCAGCGATTGATGAACCTGATGTGATTCGGTATAGAGCCTCATCACGGTATACTGCGAAGCCGAGTACGCCGTACCAACCCATTGGGCGGAAGCGCATCAACTTATCAGTTACGTTACCGATAACTACGTGTGGCTCTTCAGCTACAGCTTCTGCCATAGCCTGTGCGCCTGCAACGATTGTGTCGAAGACACGTGTTACTGGTGTTACAGTTACAGTTGTTGAAACTGTTACTGCTGCAGTGTTTGCTGTATCAACTGTGATAGTTGTTGTTGAACCTGATGTTGCGATAGCAGTAATCTTAGCACCTGAAGCGATACCTGTTCCTGCAATCTTGTCACCAACTTCTGCACGAGCTGCGATAACAGATGATGAAGCAACGCCGAATGTGAATCCTGCTGATGTTCCTGCTACTGTTACTGGTGTTGTTGCCAATGCTGTCTGGTCTGCACCTGACTTAGCGTTGTATAGACGTGATGACTCTACGAAGAATGCGCCTTCGTACTCACCGATTTCTCCAGCCCAGACCTTAGATGCATTCTCTGCAGACTGTGACTGTGGGTAGCGCCATCCGAGGTCGCCTGTCTCCGCACGAAGGTCGTGTGAAACTTCTGGGTGGATACCAACCCAGTATGCATTTCCGCGACGGCCCTTAGCCTTGTTAGCACGTAGCTTAGCAACAGCCTTGCGGATGTCTGCTGAGTCTAGTGTATCAGCTGCATCTACGTTAGCAGTTGCTGTTGCATTGCCTGCGAAGATGTTGTTTGAACCTGAGCGAAGTGTGTTCATTGCAACTACGTCGATAGAATCGGCTAGGTTGTATGCAATGATGTTTGCGATTGCTGGGTCTACATCTGCTAGAGAGAAGAGTTCCAACGCACGTGTTACAAGTACAGCGTTACCGTACTCGTTAAGTGTGACAGTAACAGATGTTGGTGTTGACAATGCTACTGCATCTGGGTCAACTGTCTCTGTTAGTGTTGATGTCTTTGTGTCTAGGTCAACGTACTTCTGTAGAACTACTGTTGAACCTGGGATTGCTTGCTTTGCTGGGCGCTTATCTGCGACAGAACGAATTAGGGGTTCTGAGCGGAGAGCGAACTCGAGAAGGCGGTCATACGCCTTTTGTACGAGACCAGCGCCACCAACTGTACCACCAAGGGAGGTGGTCGACGTATCGGTATATGCGTTTGGCATGTTTAATTAGTCTCCTTGACTATGAACGATTGATTATTGTTGTCCTTGCATCAGGCTGAGGAGTTCCTCCATAGAACCTGCATTGTCCATGCGCTGTTCTAAGTCCTGTGCTCGGTCTGGTGTAACGGCATTCTGTGTCATGACATCCTGCTGACGTAACGTCGCAAGGTTTTGTTCGTCACGTTTCTGTGATACCTCTATACCAAATAGGTCAGCGTTCTCGTCTAGCCAGTTTGAAACTGCCTCTTCTGAAAAATCACCATCTAAATCCTTGAGGACTAGACGTGCTGCCTTCTGGTTTACACCCTTCTTTTCTAGTACTGACTTAACGGTTGACTCACGCTGCGCCTTGGAAAATCCCTCAAGTTGCTCAGTAAGTTCCTTGATACGCTTCTCGTCTGCACGCTTGGCTTTACGTAACTTTTTAAGTAAGTCACTGCCGTCCAATTGTGTGTCGTTGTCGTTATCTTGGTCATCGTCTTCGTCGTCCCAGTAGTTGTTGCTCATAGCAACCCACCCTTCTATTCGTTGTTAGTTCGCAGGCCACAGTTCAGTTCGGGGAAACTGGCTGGCTCCTACTATCGGTCTATTACTCTGACGGGGCCGATAGGTCCGTTCAGGATTCTAGAATTGTCCTATACTTGGCGTAGTAAGACTTGTCTTGTTTGTGCCTGCAGCACCACTAAAGGTTGCTACTTCACGTGCTGTAAGTTTTTGACGCTTACGTTGTGCTGATGCTAGGCTATTAAATACTTCTTGTTCGGCTTCTGTTTGTCCATAACCTTCAAGAGTTGTGCCATAAATATCAGATAGTTTCTCAGCAGTTGGAAGGATATCCGCAATAGTTGCGTAACCCTTCTGTGCTTCTGCTTGTGTAACACCCTGCGCTGCTAGTTGTTCAGCAACTGATACACCAGTCTTTAGTCCTTGACGTGCTGCTGCTACACCAATTTCAGATGCTGCAACCTGACGTTCAATCTTCTGGAACTGCTGGTTAGGGTCTAGTACATAAGCGACCAGGTCTGCTTGACCAATGCCATAGAACTCACGTAGTTGACGTGAGATAGCAGGGTCAGCATTCTGTACACGCTGCACTGCTGTAACTACACGGTTAGAAAGTTCCGCTGCAGATACATCGTTAGCAATAAACTGAGATACATAATCATCAGTATCGAACTGCTTAAGTCCATACGCACGTAGAACCTGACGATATCCATCTTCAACATTAAGATACTCAGCAGGATTTAGGACCTGTAGTCCCTTTTTAATACGTGCTTCATTGGCCTTGAAACGTGTCTTGTACTCTTCTGTTTCTTGCAAGCCTAGTGTAATTGTGGCTTCAGTTGCACCATCAATTGCTAGTTCTTTAATCTTGTTAACAAGACTTCCTAGGCCATAACGCTGAAAGCGTTCAGTAAGAACTTCAATAGCATTTCTACGTGTAGTCTCTGCTGCGGCTTTCTTCTCTGCTGCAGCTAAGTCTGCGGCTGTCTTGTTTGCTGCCGATAGGCTAGCAATC